TTAGCTCCTCGATCCGCTTCGCAGCCCTTCCCGTTGGAGCGCATAGAACAACACTCTTCCTCCTTGCCCTCAATTCCTGATACACCAACCCCATCACGAGCGTCTTCCCCACACCTGCACCTCCCGTCACAGATGCTATGGAACACGACAAGTCGCAGCAAAGTTCTACTGCATGTTCCTGCTCAAGGCTCAATGTGTGAGTCACACAGCTACTCCTTTAGTCCTGGGGGTGCATGTGGGTCAAGCATTGCTGGCGTTGGCTTCGCGGGATGCGTTGTCAACACTGTCAGTCTATACACTACTGTCTCAGGATCCTCCATATCTCCACCATCAACATTCGTTCTCATCAACACAGACATGACTATAGCCTCTCCGTTTAGAAGCTCGTCAACATCTGGCTGCTCCAATACAAAGAAATCGCCTGGCTGCAAGTCGCAAGCCAAGCACTTCTCAGACCGCAGAAAGACCTTTCTTATTCTCACGGCGCCATTTCCTCACTCATCACGCGACCTCCGCGCGCGGCTGACGCCGCGCCATTTCCCAAGGGACAACACCCATCACGCGACCTCCGCTAATACCTTTCTCGCTGCCTGGATTACAACCATCCTCATGAACTGCGCGCTCGACATCATCAACGAGTCAGCAGCCCTATCAATGTCAGCCTTATCGTCCTTAGAGCATCGGAAGATATTCTGGACCGAGCCGTTCCTTGCGGTTAGGTCGATCAGGCTCACTTGTACGTGAGTCGGTCGATCTCTCATAACACTCATCCTTTTCCTCACCTCAAGGGAAAAGGCTGGCTGTGTGACTCACACAGCCAGCCCTACGCAACACTACGCGACGCGACGCTTACTACCGGCCTTGCGAGCCGGAGCAGCCTTAGGCTCAGCAGCCTCAACTGCCCTGATCTCCGCACGCTCCTCGCCCTGGTACTTACCAGACACGACATGCAGCCGAGCCTCACGCCCCATCCAATCGTTTGGATCAATGGTGGTGGTGTTCGGGTCAAGGCCAAGGGCTTCCACAAACTTGCGAAGATTGAACAACGCCCGTCTGTCGGCTCGCCCTCGCGGTTTCAGAATGCGGTTCCAGAACAGGACAGCCCCATCCTCGTACTGGTCCCTCACGTCGGGAGGCAACTCCTCCGGTGGAACACGGAACTGAATCGCGAAGTACGTGTTCCCTTTACCTGAGGTCGCTTCCTGCACGTCTTGAATCTCGCCAACGTACTTGCCTGGGGGAATCTCCCTAGGCTTCTCAACGTCCGCGAGGCTCTCATCAAGTTCGATGATCCCCATGGGTTCATCTGCCATGATGTTGTCTCCCTCTTATGGGGGTGGAGGCAGCCACGGCCCCGGTTGATACTTCCACTGCCTTGGAAGGAGTTGCGATCTTCCCACTCTTCAACCATTGCTCATAGAAGTTAGCTATGGTCATCTGCCCCTTATCAGGTGCATCAGCATCATATGTCAGTACAAACTCTGGCGGTCCCTTCCCCGAAAACATGCGCGTCTTCATTGGCTTCCGCAATCTTGTCGGCCTCACCGCCAATCTCCTCTTGTCCCCATCTTCACTCATGTACCAAATCTCACTGAGCCTCCACGTATTATTGTTGACCAACTTCCCTCCCAACATGATAGTAATGAACTGCACCGTCCCATCATTATTCAATACAGGATCAGCTTCATGCGCTGTTGTGATCAAGTGAACTCCATGCTTGGCAGTCACCCTCAGTAGCCCTGTCAGCACCTCTAGCACAATGGCATTCCTTCCACCATATGCACTCAGTCCTGGCTGCTCCATCGTTGGCGTGAACGTCTTGCTCGCGCCAAGCCTCATGCTCACCGCCTTTTGTAATGCACGGAACGCGATCGCCGTAACCGAGTCGCATACCACAGTCTCAATGGCTTCATCACCCGCGAGTATCTGATCCAACCCAAACGGATTATCGTTCTGCCCATACTTGAAGAGTTCTTCATACCCCATCTCTGATAAGTCCGCAACGATCACATCCTTCCTGTGCATTACCGACACATGCTCTTGATCTCCAAGGCTCAGCCATAGCTTCTTCCCTGGCGCTGTTGCTGCGAATGTCGTCTTACCACAACCTGCTCCGCCCCACAGGAGAAGTGATATTCTCCTGGGGACATCTCCTTGTGCTGTGATTTCCACCGGACCAATACGCATCATGATTCAATCACTGCTCGTTCTGAGGGAGATGGGGCGGCATCGACCATGAGTTCTTCAAAAGCAATGCGCCGTCCGTCCGCCGTATCTGAACAGAAACTGAGTAATGAGCATGACCTAAAGAAGCGATTACAAGAGTGCGTGTACCTAGACGCATGTTCAAAATCGCCCTTATACCGCTCGTACGTTTCCACCATCTCCCTAACCCACGTACCCCAATGTTGAATAGCATCCTCAGTCCGCTCGATTGGCTCGAATGGATATACATCTTCGCCTCTATTTGTTGGCTTGATCCTCAGCCCCGTCACTCTACTCTTCAGCACCCTGAACCCAAACACGCTGGTACTCGCCGCACAATAACCAGTCAACTGATGGCGCATGTCAAACCCATTACGCCAGCCATCACTTAGTCGTGATGCAGTCTTGTTCTCATCAAGGAAATACTCACCTGTAGACGCCTTGATGACCAAACCGTCAATCGTTCCGATATATCTAATCTCCACACTATCCTCATAAGTAAGTACCACATCAAACACCTGCTCGATCCCCACCATAGACTGAGGATTCTTCTCGTCTTCAACATAGAGCGGCCAGTTCTCCATTCCTGGTAAGCGTTCATCAGCATAACAAATCGACGCTAACTCCATGTTCGTCATGGTCCGCGTCTGATCCCTCTCATCATCTTTCCATCCGCTACTCTTCAACACTGCGAAGCACAACTCGATCAACTGATCCCTATCATCTGTGTGACTCACACAGTGTTTCCAGCACTGATCCCACCGCCTTGCCCCAAATATCCGCTTCGCTGCATAATCCGCATGTGCCCCAAGTCCCTGTACCTTATCAAGCTGCCACAACCTCACCGCAGCAAACACCTCATGCATCTTTTCCCCGCACTCCAGGGCCATGCTTCGAGCGTCGGTCGGATACCTTTTCTGAGCGTGAACTACTCCCCACGTCGGGCACATGCTCAGATCCTCTAACCGGGAGTTTGAGTAGGGATGCAAGGTCTTTTTCTGCGCTGTCGATGTGGCCAAGACCGTCATCAGCCTTGGCCTTCTCACCTCCTGCATCCTCTTTTCCGTCCTCACTCTTGGCATTAGCGCGCTTGTCTTTATAGGCATTCACATACTCCCTTAGTTCAGACATGACATTCACTAGGACCGTAAAGAACCTCTCATGGTTCACCTCAGGAAACTCTGTCGCAAGTCTCCCTCTCAACCTCAATTCAGCCTCATACAGAATCGCCTCTCCCTCATTCTCGAAGAACGATCCGTCTGCCGTTATGTATCCAGAAGCCTTTTTCATTCCCTGAACCTCTTAGCCTGCTCTTCAAGCAGCTTCGCAACATCCTCCCTATTCGCCCCATTGGAGATGTAGTTACAACGTCCCTCCTTTTCTCCATAAGGGAAGACCAGCAACACAAACCCTACATTACGATCCTTCCCCCTCGCCTCCCCATTGAACAACTGATCGAGTCTCCCCGCAATGTCGTTCATCAACTCATGGAACTCTTTCTGTATCGGCTCGTCGCCTAACATCTCAGCCATGTCTATTCCTCCGGGCGCGGCTATCGCCGCGCACTTTTCCCACGGGATAACACTAATCACTCTTCGGGTTCATTTCTGACACTGTGAACCTCAACTCCGTCTGGTCGCCCTCCTCTCATCAACATCCTCACTTTCTCCTGCGTACTCTCATGTAGAGCCGCAAAGCTCTGCACCGTATCGACCAATGTGTGAATCACACTAGCTGCCGCATCCAACTGCCTACTCATCTCAATCTGCACCTCGAACATATGAGTAAGCAGGAACTTAGTATCCTCATCTAGATGACACCTCTCAAGCCTCCTATTGAACTCATTGAACTGCATCACTCATACTCCTCCATGAGCCCAATCTCTTGCCTCAACTGCTCGATCTGTGCGACCCTCTCTTCGCACCGATACACAGCCATCTCACTCCTAATTAACTCCTTCTCCAACATCTCATAATACTGCTTCAACTTCCTCTGTGCTTTATCCTTATCCGCTTCCAACTTGAGATGCTGGCTCGTCATGTACTCCACAGCGCACACAATTCGCCTCGCCCGCACCCCCTCGATCCTCCTCTCCAACTCCTCCGTCGTCATCTCCGCTATCGTCGGCTGTAACACCAATCCTTGCCCGTTTCCTCTCATGTCACCCTCTCTCAATGATCTTCAATGACGCCATTGAGGTCGTTGGCACCTTTGCCTTCTCGACCATCTCTTTCGTCGTACTCTCAGGGACGCGGTACTTGCTCTTTACCATCAACTTTGCCAACTCATCTGCACTGAACCGCTTCACAGGCGCAGTCACCCTCGCAATCGCAACAAAGCTAGGCGAGGATGCCATCTCATGCTCACCCTGACTCAAGTCCTTCTTGGCTGGAATGATCCCCTCTCTTAGCAACGCCTCCCACGCAGCGTCGCTTCGTCCCTTAGCATACTTCTCCACACTATCCCAAAGGAACGCTTCTCCCAGCAGCCTCCCCTGATTATGTTTACTATCAGGGTTCTCCGTCCCTCCGTTCTTCCCCAACTTCGCCAACACCCTCGTTATGTCCGTTTGGTAACTCATGGCCTGGTCCTCCCGTGTGAATCACACATCCTCTTTGCCGTTACATTTCGCCGCTGCATCAAGGATACTCTTACCAAACTCCAACTGCCTCTCCTTCTTCTCCCTCAACTCAAGCGCTAACGCAGCAGCAGCAGCCATCATATCCTCTGCCGTCGCCTTGACCCTCTCGTAATCCTTCTGTGCTACGTCCAAGTTCTGTTGCGCCGCAGCTATCATAGCATCCGTCACCTGCCGCTGCAACGCCACGAAGTCATACTCCTTCGTCGCCTCCGGTAGATTCGCTACCTCTGGCAGTCTCGACCCCAATGCCAGCTTGGCCTGCTGCTCCACCTTTTCCGCCTCGGTCACTGCCTTGAACTCCATCATCTTCGGTTCCACTCGTTCTTTCATTCTCACCTCCTGTGTTTAACTCTTTCGCCTTCACTCTCGCCTCTCTCCTTGTCTTGTGACTGGAGACAAGCTCATCCATCTCCCCATTCGCCTTGAACACAGCCCATTGATTCTCTTCACCTTCTAAACCTAGAAGCCTTACCGCTCGATACATCGTATTCCTCCATGTGTGACTCACACAACCCTCCTCCGACGTCAACAAGGAACCGATAATATCATATTGCTATCAGTTTGTCAAGTACTTTATTTTTCGCAAGCCTCCAAGCCTGGTTGGAGGCACGGCACTTCATCATAAGTGATGTCTGGAGCAGTCAAATCAGAGGTATAAGCACAATCCAAACTGCCATAAATCTCCCAACACACACAACGATCAAAGCCCCACGCAGTCTTGGGTGTACAGTCATGATGAAATGGCCGCCTTGAGCAGAACTCATCCAGCGCTGCACAAGACCGCCACACATCAACCAAGATGATAAGCGTCTTAAATGTCATTGTGATAAAACTCGGCTCACGGCATCAAGCGTAATGTTATGCAACTGCTGATTATTCTCAACTTCAAGATGCGGCATGCTGATCTCCGTCGTTTCCACATTAAAACCTCGAATATACGCATGGCCGAAAACGCTCGGCCCATTGTTATGGTAAACGAGCATTCGACTCACATTCAGAAGTGCTGGTCGTGTTGGCGCATAGATGGATGGATCATAGGCGACCATAAGATCAAATCGCCTCCACAGCAACTGATTACTAACCCAAGTCGTCGCGTTAGCGCCAAGCGAATAGCCAATGACAATGATCGACTTCGACCGTGGATCACGCTCGATCTTGCGAACTAGGTTAGCATGCCAACGCCAGTTCAACAACTCGATATGAATGCGACTTCTATCGAGCCTCCTGATCTGCCGCGACAAACTCAAAAACCCTCGCGACGTAACAAGCCCTCCCTGTCCGTACATCATATAAACCTGAACGTCCTTCGCCTCAGCAAACGAAGAGACGAACAGAGCGATACCTATCATCACTATCCTATTCATCTTTGAACACTCCATCTTGACACGGCTGACACAGCCCACTGATCTTGAACTCTTCAACCGACAGCTGATCCCTGAATTTCTCAGGCTTCACACCACAAAGTGGACACAACCCCTTGTTGAGCCGATACACCGCATCCGGCCCAAGCCACAAACGCGCTGCATTTATCGTGTTGGGTCTATCTTTGGCTGCCATCGTCCCTCTCCACCACAAGAATGATATTGCCAAACGTATCCAAGTCTGGCCGCCTCTCCACGTTCCACGTCTTCGGATTACTAAACAACTTCTTGACCTTACGTGCCTCCGCCTGCGTCACCTTACCGACTACAACTACCTTGTTCTCCGGCGCAGCATTCCGATAGACCACAAGTCTGTACATGAGACTTCTCTCATACGCTTTGCCCTCAGCCTGCTCGCGCTTGCTGTCACCATAGATACCCCAATCCTTATTCATCTTCACCTCCACATGCGTTGATAAACTTCTCTCGATCAAACAAGGGATTGCTGTACTTACACAACTCTGCTAACGCAATCCCCCACATGAGCCTCTTCGTCTTTCCCTTCTCCATTGACCTTACCAACTCTACGAGCCTTTCATAGTCACGCCTCGATAGTCTCACCGTGCCTCTCCCTTGTCCAGACAATTCGCTTAGCCAAGTCCTCAATGTCGAATGATCCAGCAAGATGTAGAAGGTTCCGCTCGTACGGCCCACCCAACTCAACGATGGTTTCTGTGCCCCTGTCATACACACAATCTGCAAAATGATCCGCCAAGGCTTGCCGCTTCTCATTGTTCAGTCTCTCACTCACAGTCTCCAAGATAATCCGCATCATCCTACTGAGGATCACACCCTCCTTCTTTTCGTCGTGTGAGTCACACAACATGCTCGCCTGCAACTCCAACTGTGTGAACAACTCACGCCTCCTCCGTCGCCTTGCGGTAGTCCCGCCACGCTTCGTCTTCGTTTGCATATTCCACACTCCATTCCTCGATATCGCTGACGCTGTACTTTGCGATCGTGAACCCTCGCTTCCCTTTCGCCAACACAAGCGTTCCCTTGTCTTTCGTCTTGTGATATGCAAGCTCCTCTGTCATGGCAGCACCAGCATCACAACCCACACGATGATGATGGCACCTACAAGGGATGCCACCACGCCAATCATTGCCACCGCATCTTCCATGTTCATTTCCCATTCCTCTTCCTGACCAGCGTGATAACAAGGCTCGTCGCCTCGGGAAACATCCTCTCGATCTCCTCCACAAATGCATCAAGCCTATCGAGAGGAGTGTTTATATCATACTCCACTTCTCCCACAGGCTTATTCACCAACGTATTCACGACCTTCCACATCTTGGTCCTCCTATGAAGTCGGGGTCGCCAGAGGGAGTGCGGCTTCACACTGGCGACCCCATCGACACTAGCCCTCTACCTTGAGCCAGCGTCCATCCGATTGCTTCTCGTACTTCTGGCCCCATCCGAGGCCCAACACTCCGAACCCATGGAGCTTCCATGACTTCTCGCTCATGATAGCCCACTTTCCTCCTTGCTTCGTCTTCCCATCAATGAACACATTCTTAATGGGCACAGAGAAGTCATCATTCCGATTGACAGGCCCAAGCCAATATCTCTTCGGCTGTTCCACTGTCATCTTCTTAACCGCTTTCATTCTCTCACCTCTTCGTTTGGTGTGTGACTCACACACGCTACACACCGCATCTCTCGTCGATTGGCCTACTCACAACTCACGAAACCGACGATAGCACAATGATAGCACATCGCTTGCACGATGTCAAGCACAATTTTTGCGCTCCCGATTTGTATTCAGAAGCGCTTTCCGATTTGTATTCAGAAGGCAAGGGGGGGGGGGCTGAGCCGGGACCGGCCCGCCGTGTGACTCACACAAGGTCGCGGGGCGATCGCTCGCCCCGCGCCTTGTCGGTCAAAGCACTTTGTCGATTGCGCTTGCCGCGCTTTCGAGTGCTTTCTTCAAGCCTTCGGAAGGCTCACCAGTGAGCTTTTCCAGAGACTTGACTAGCAAGTTGCACAACTCGGTAACATGCTTCTGAGGGTCTACCGTCACGGTGCGACTGTCTACCCGTTTCGCATGGACCTTGCCGTGCGCCTCCGCCGCTCGCCTGGCGATTTCTGTGAAGGATGGCTTAACCTTCAGTTTCTTTTCGCCGGTAACATTGCCTTTCTTGTCGAGCGTCTTAACCGTCTGCTTTTCGTTGAGCAACACGGTCGCCTCTCCGAAATGAGACTTGACGGCGGGACCGCTCAAGAGGAGCGTCCCAGTCGCCTTGTCCATGTTCACCTTGATACCATCGTCGATGATACCAATGGCTGCTTGCGTGCATTTGGTAAGCATGTGAGCAAAGTTCGTGCGAACTGTGCTCTTCTGCCGGCCAATGTCTTCCGGGTCGTCTTTTTGTGGCTTCACATAGTCGGCCACTGAAGGCGCCCATTCCACGCGCTTCTTTTCCGCTCCGGCCTTGCCAACGGTCATCACGGACTTGAAACCAAGCGCAATTCCCAACTGGTTATTGAGCTTGATTTTGTCGAGCTTCGATCCGGCGAAAATAACATCAAGCTTGATGGTCTTGTCCGCCGTCGCAGCCTTCACGATCGCAGCCGTAAGATTGCTTAGCGCGTCATAGCGCTTTGCCTCCATACTCTGCTGCAATTCCCGCACTTGCCGCTCATCTCTCGAGTATGCGGCGAGTGTCTGGAGAACCTTCGGGCCTACGTCAACCGACAAGGCTTTCGGGTTCACCACCGGGATAAGCGCCGCACTAGTCGCGGCGTCTTCCTTCGGCATATTCGCCGCACCCTTGGCCTTTACGGCGTTAGGTGTCGGCGCTTTTGCCGTCTTAACAGCCTGCTTCGCTGCCATGTGTTAGTCTCCACGTTTGCGTTGTGTGTATCACACAACTCTGCTGCATTCGCGCAACAGTGACAATTCTGCCACACAACAAAACAGATTGTCAAGTCCTTATTTTCTCTGCGTTTTTTGACTTCGGCATGTGCGGCAAAGGCCTTTCGACCTTGCCGCACAAACGAAAATCAAAGTGGCCGGTAGACGTTTAAGCCAAGCTTCAGATCAGTGCCGGGAATTGCCACGTTCCCGTTCGTAGTGCCTACCACGCTGCTCTTTCCACTCTTGCTTTCCGTCCCTTCGGCATCCGCATTAACGCGAATGACGATGGTATTTCCTTCCAGAGCGACCGTGACATTGCGTCCGATCAACTCGCCTTGCATCTTTGGCGCTTTCGCCATGACGTCACCTCTCTTTCGCCGGGGGCGGTTATTCCGGCATCAAGCCCCGCATAGCGACTAAGCTTGCGCCTAGTCGCCATGCAGCGAATGCCGATTTACTGCTTGTCGGGAACGCGCTGAAACTCACCTCGCGCCTGAGCCTTTGTCACGTAACCCTTGCGAGCTACGCAATCCTTGCGAAACGTGTTCCAAGCGTCCCGTCCCTTGTTCGTCGCCTTGTCCGTGCGCTCTCTCCATTCCGCTCCGCACGTCTTGATAACGTCCGAATAGGTCGGGGACTGCGCCATGGCATTGGTCGAAACCAGCAACAGCGCGACGATTGCAAAAAGCTTATTCATGACTTCACCTCTTTTTCGGGACTTACTTCCCCATTGGAATGCCCTCCAAAGGCAATTAGAACGCCGTACAGCGCTTTAATTGCCCTTGAAGTGCCTCCCTTACATTGGAGGGCGCGAAAGCTTGCTGGGGTAGCCTGTGCTGGAATAAACCAGCGTCCAGACCGTTCCTGTTCTTTCGCCATGCCATAGCGCTGCATCGCCCCGCAAACCATCGCGGCGCAACGCTGCTTTCCAAGCTCGAAACGCGGGCCGGAAGGCATCAAACCATTCCGCCTTCCCGTCCCGCGTCGTATGGACCACGTAAACCATGTTTCACCTCTTGCGTTGTGTGCTTCACACTAGATTTTTCTCCCTTGGCCTATCGCGGGGATGGCTCACAGTGCAATGGCACGCATGGTCCGCATACGGTTAGCAAGGGTTACCCGCTTCGGTTTGTGGGAATTTGTGGGTAAGCCGTGGTTGGCATGGCATTCGCGCCACCGTCATCGGGTGTCCCGTGCGAGTTCCTGTTCTCGCTGGCCTAATGGCCGTCTGTTCTCTGTATCTCTTCACCTCATATCGAATGTGATCCTCCACCTTGCGCCTGGTTGTGGATTTTTGTCAATCAACTCTTGGTTGCATTTTGCGAAAATATTTCTATTGACATTTCCATTTCATTCGTTCCACGAGCATGCGCTCTGTAGTCATCATCGCGTAGTCATTCCTGCGCCGTAGGCACGGAACAACTACGCTTCCGGGTCACGTTCTCCGCTGTAGTCAATCTCCGACTACTCTATGTGTTTTGACTACGATATGAATGATGTCATTGTGGTCACTTGAATACGTAATGTGGTCATCCATCCGCGCGATTCGCGTACGGGTGCCTCGGTATCGTAGTCATTATACGGATTTGTGTGAGGCACACAGCGTTTTCGCGCCCTCTGTAGCTTCATTCCGTAGCATGACCACCCCTCGTAGTCCCCCCCGATCACAAACTGTAGTTGACTACATTCCGCATCAACGGCAAACGAGCGAAGCGAGACGGATCGTGATCGGATAATGTTATTGGA